CTAGTATATAAAATAATCACTATACAATTAATAATTATTAAATGTAGACGCGTATAGTCGACTTCCCTAGGGACTACATTTAAGATATTCTAGGAGGAATATTATGGCAAACACATCGTTTAATGGTCCAGTTAGATCCGAAAAAGGATTTCAACAGATCAATAAAGCAGCTAGTACAGGAGTTATAACTTCAAGATTTTTAGGAACAAAACCTGATTTAACTAGCTTAACTGCAACAGTAGTAGCAACCGCAGCTGCATTAACTTACACAGCTAATGTAATTACGGTTAACAACTATACAGGAGCTGCTGCTCAAGCGGTAACATTACCGGCAGCAACAGTTGGAACTTACGTAGTTCATTATCAATCTGATGACACAACTGGTGGAACAAACACACTTACGTTTACTTGCGCTGGTAATGATGTCTACAGAACAGGATCAAAAGTTGAAAGTAGAACTGCGGGAGCAGCATCAACTATAGATACGTCTGCGGCAAATGAAACTATATTGACGTATACACCTGCCAATGCAGCAACAAATAGTTTAACTCACGGTACTTACTTTTATTTTACTTGTTTTGAAAAAGGCATTTGGAATTTTGCTCATGATTTAGCAACAGGTAATACTGCGGACACAGGCGCAGCTGCTTGGAGTTAATAGCTAACTAAAATAATGTGGGCTCCTTCGGGAGCTCACTATTAAGGAGAACAACATGTCAATAACATCAAAAGTTAGACAATCTGTAGTACTAACTGCAAGTGGACAAGTACAAAAATTGATTAGTGGAACAGCAACTAATATTACTAAAGCAAACATTATGAATGTATTTGCAATGTCAAGTGCAGCTGATGCTGAAATTAAAATTTATAATGAAATAGGAAGTGGTGCAACTGCTTCTGCATTAATTTTTCATGGTAAATTTGGAACAGCAGCTGATCATGTTCACGAGTTTAAATTACCAGGAGCTGGTATTTATGCTAACACGGGAATGTATGCAGTTTTAGCTAACATCGATTTTTTTTATGTAGTCGGAACTTTTTAAGGAGTAGCCTATGGCGAATACAACATCAGGCGCTTATACATTTGATCAAAATTTTTCAATTGATGAAATAATTGCGGAAGCCTATGAAAGAATTGGTTTAGTCGGAAGCGCTGGTCATCAAATTAAAAGTGCAAGAAGATCATTAAATATTTTATTTCAAGAATGGGGTAATAGAGGATTACATTTTTGGGAAGTTGGTGATACTAATATTGATCTTACAGAAGGGACTCAAACTTATACTTTTTTTAGAGGAAGCGGAGACGGCACAAGTTCAACAACTGCGCCAGTTAACGGTGTTTATGGTATAAGTGATATTATGTCAGCTTCTTACAGAACTGATTATAATACAACTGATCAAATAGATTTACCTCTTACAAAAATAAGTAGAGATACTTATGCTGCTTTTTCAAATAAATTAGTTAAAGGAACACCAAGTCAATTTTGGATTCAAAGATTTATTGATAAAACTACCGTTACAATTTACCCAACAGCTGGTTCTACACAAGCTAATAATTATATTAATATTTATTATGTAAAAAGAATTCAAGATGCAGGAGCTTATACTAATGCATCGGATACACCGTATAGGTTTATACCATGCATGGTGTCTGGACTTGCATACTACTTATCTCAAAAATATGCACCACAAAGAGTTCAAGAAATGAAATTATTATACGAAGATGAATTAGCAAGAGCTTTACAGGAGGATGGATCATCAGCTAGTGCGTACATAACGCCTAAGACTTATTATCCAAATATATAATGGGAAAAATAAAAGCAATTAAAGGTTTGGGCAAAGCTTTCTTAGAGTCACACAAAAGTAAAAAAAGTCCACCTATGGCAGATATATTTGAGGGAGCTGTTAAAAAATTAAATAAAAGAGGTGGTATTAGATCTTTTGGTAAAAATTTTAAAAAAACAAAAAAATATATAGTTAGAGGCCAACCTCATGGTAAAAAATTTCCAGGAGAAGAAATTATTAAAAGAGTACATAGAGATCAATTTAAAAGAGATATTACTGCTACTAAAATAAAAGCATCAAAAAATCCTGAAAAATATAAATCTCGTATGATGCCGGGAGGAGATGCAAAACATAGTGGTGGAACATTTTCAAAAACTGATTACAAAAAAATACGTAAAAATAGAAAAGAAAAAGGAATTAAATAATGGCACGATTTGCAAAAGGTAGAAATGCATTAATGATTTCTGACCGTTCTGGTGCGGCATTTCCCTACAGAGAAATGGTGCAAGAGTGGAATGGTCTTTGGGTACACACATCTGAATTTGAACCTAAACAACCACAAATAGATCCAAGGCCCGTGGGCGCTGATCCACAAGCCTTGCAACATGCAAAACCAGCAAGAGTAGAATTTCCAGTTCAAGATATTTTACCAAACAATCCCTTTACAACAACAGCTGCATCAAAAGTTTTAAGTGTTTCATTTCCAAACAATGGTTTAAATAAGGGTACATCATATGTAAGATTTAGTAGTGTTAAGCAGCCAGTGGGCGGAGTTGCAATTACAACTTTAGAATTATCTACAACGTTAAATGGAGCTTTAACTGATTCAGCTACGTCTATAGTATTAACTGATGGATCTGAATTTCCAACAGCAGGATATATTGTTATAGAAAAAATAAATAGTGACACAGGAGCTTATGAAAATGAAACAATTCAATACACAGGTAGAAGCACACATACTTTAACAGGATGTACTCGTGGATCTTCAGCTCCATACAGAGGAGTTACTCCTACTGGCACAACTGCAGGAACTCATTCTTCTGGTGCTAAAGTATATGGGTCTTATTTAGCAACAGCGATTGGGACAACTTTTATAGTTGGTCCTAAAGCATCACAAACAGAAACACAATATAATTCATTAACTGTGCCGTTAGTATCTAATGCTACAAGCACAGCAACAGGAGGCGGTTTTCAGTGTACAATTGGACCGGTTAATGATAGAGGTTAATTATGGCTGGATTTACATACGCAACATTAACAACCGCAATACAAAATTACTGTGAAGTAGATACAACAGTTTTTACCTCTACTATTACAGATCAATTTATTATGAACGCTGAACATAGAATTAATTTAGATATTCCTATGGATTCGGATAGAGTTGAATACGCTGGAACAATAGCACAAAACGTTAACACCGTAAGAGTTCCTGCAGCAATGCTTTTTGTGCGAGGTGTAGAAGTTTTTAATTCTACATCAAGTAGAACTGGACCAAGCACATGGCTTGAAAAAAGAGATAGAACATTTTTAAGTGAATTTGTAGGAGAATTAACTGGACCAGAAGGTGGAACTGCAGGTCAAAGCACAACAGGACTTCCTAAATATTACGCTATGTTTGGTGGAGCAACAGGAGTAAGTAGTTCTACTTCTGGAAATATTATTATGGCTCCTACTCCAGATGCTAACTATTTAATAAATATCCATGGAAATGCTTTACCTACTGGATTAAGTAGTAGCAATACTACAACTTATGTTAGTCAAGTATTTCCTCAAGGATTACTTTTTGCATGTTTGGTAGAAGCCTATGGTTTTTTAAAAGGCCCTATAGACATGTTGACATTATATGAAAATAAGTATAAAACTGAACTACAAAAGTTTGCAGCAATGCAAATTGGGAGACGAAGACGAGACGACTATACAGATGGTACTATCCGTATACCAATCGAGTCACCGCCTCAGTAACTAGGAGATAAATTATGGCAATAACATCGGCAATTTGTAATAGCTTTAAACAAGAAATACTAGAAGCAGAACATAACTTTACAGCATCTACTGGAAACACTTTTAATTTAGCGTTGTACACAAGTTCAGCTACATTGGGAGCAGGTACTACTGCTTATACAACCACTGAAGAAATAACAAACACTTCAGGAACTGCTTATACTGCTAAAGGAAAAGCATTAACAAGTGTTACACCAACTCTAGATTCAACAACTGCAGTTTGTGATTTTGCAGATGTCTCTTGGACATCAGCTTCATTTACAGCTAACGGGTGTTTAATTTTTAATGATTCACACTCAACAGATGCAGCGGTTTGTGCAGTAGCTTTTGGTGGAGACAAAACTGTATCTAGTGGAACTTTTACAATTCAGTTTCCGGCAGCAGCCGCAACAACAGCGATCATCCGGATAGCATAAGGAGGGACTCCTTGTGTCTAATTCAGTTTGGGGAGGAAATAATCCTTCCGTAGCATGGAATGAAAATTCTTGGGCATCTAATGTCCTTACAGTTTCCTTAACAGCACCAGCGGCTTCAACAGCATCAGTAGGTTCAGTTACAGCTTTTCATGAAGA